TAATTCCTCACCTGATATCAAAGAGAGATGCTTTAAATAGAAAGCTAACAACCGATTGGGGTTATAAAGGAGAAAATATTTATGTAGACTTTGATATGTCTGTTTACCACGAATTGCAGGGGAATAATAAAGAGATGGCTGATTACCTGGATAAGATGTGGTGGTATCCGCTTCGCCTTAAATACGAACTGGCAGGGCAGGACGTACCGGCTTATTTAGAGTCTTCAGAGATTGAGAGGATATACGCACCACGGGGAACAATACCTCTGTCAGATGTTGGACTTGATACGGTTACTAACGCGGCTGATAATGCTTTAAGTAAAGCAGGATTGAACGATTATAAATAAAAACTTGAATTATGAATGAGTATCCAAAGGTTTGGTTCGATAAAGAAAAGAATTGGTTTGAAGTATTTACACCATCAGGAGAACAAATAGCAGGTGTTAAAGGCGTTTCAGTTAGCGATAATTGGACAGTCGAAAAAGGATCTGCACTAACAGTAAGTTTTGATTGTAATTGCAAGGTGGTTGATGAGAGGCCGGTATTTAGAGACCCAAACAAGTCTAAGTGCGAGCAGACTGCTCCAATTATACAGGTAAAGGATAGTGAAAAAATGATAATAGGATAAGGTGAATGAACAACAACGGATATCATACTGGCAGGAATATTCATGGGTACAACTTAAACTCGAGAATAGGTTTTTGCCGGTTATAAATAAAGTTCTGGATAACCAGATAAGTTCTTTTACAGACAGATTAGAGTCACGGGGTACAAATGTGTCAACTGACATCCAAAGGGTTAAGGGTGTAGAAATGGCTTTAGTTCTTGCAACGCTTCATGTTTATTGCGGGATAGTGAACGGCCACAGGGTTTACAAGGAACTGAAAAGCCAAAAGAAAACCGGCGGGCCGCGTAATGTTCAATGGACTATTGATGTGCTGGATTACTTTAAGGAACATAATTTAAGGTTAGTCGGCAACATCACAGAGAACACGCGGGGCCAGCTACTTAAAATCCTTCAGCAAGGCGTACAGGCGGGTTACGGTTCAGAGAAGATTGCCCGCATGATGAAAGACGCAGGACTGAGAAAAGCAAGGGCACTTAAGATCGCGCGGACTGAAACAGTGAGGGCTACAAATTACGGTGGTTGGCTTGCAGCCTTTGACCTAGGGATTAAAGTAGAAAAGCAATGGATCGCAACGCATGATAGCCGCACCCGTGACACACACATGCAGATTGATGGTCAGGTGGTTGACATGGACGCAAAGTTTACGGTTCCAAATGGTGACGAACTTTTTTTACCAGGAGACCCGGAAGCACCTGCAGCCGAAACGATTAACTGCAGATGTACAACCGGGTTTGTACCGATTAGAAACGATCAGGGCAGGGCGCAGGGAAGAGATGAGATGTTACCCGTGAGGACAGAAAGCGAGATACCTGATTTAATGATGGAGTTATTCGCAGGGTCGATACCTGGATTCGTAGAACATGATCTTTTCACGGTGACTGATCAGATCGTAACATTTGTAAAAGAGATTTTTAAAGGAATAGGATTAGCCGGGGTTCTTGATAAATTATTCGATAGACAATAAAATAAGTGAATTATGACTTTTGAACAATTTGAAAACTTGCAAGAAAAAAATTACCTACTAAATAAGGTAAAGGCTGACAGGGATCGCTTTGAAGGCCAAATGAAAGGACTGCCCTTTGAGGTTTATTTAAAGGAAGAGTACTTACCAGAAGGTTTCAAGGATGCTTATTTAGCAAATATAGACCGTGAAATAAGCAAGTTGACAAAGGAATTTGAAGATGCGTAACAATAAAATAAGTGAAGTATGAACAAGGTATATGAATATAAATCTTCTTTCTCATCAGTGAAAGACGTTGATACAAAAGAAGGAATTGTAAGCGGGTATTTTTCTCACTTTAATTCAAAGGATAGTGACGGGGATATCATTAAGAAGGGAGCATTTGCAAGAACGATAACAAATAACGGCCCCGGTTCATCGAAGCCACGAATTAAACATCTTCTGAACCACAATCCAGGGCAGCCGCTTGGGGTTATCACAGCACTGAAGGAAGACGATCACGGGTTATACTATGAATCAAAGATCGGTACTCATACACTTGGGAAGGACTTTATAAAAATGGTTGATTCAGGGATTATCACTGAACATTCCATAGGCTTTAAAACCCTTGATGAAGAAAAGAAGGACGATCATAACCTGATTAAAGAGATTCAGTTATGGGAAGGTTCATCCCTGACAGCGTGGGGCGCGAATATGAACACGCCCATTGTCGGAATGAAAGGAAATGAATTTGATATAGTAACCAACAAGGTTTTACTGATGGAAAAATTCATCAAAGATTCGGACGCTTCAGATGAGGCAATACAATTACTACAGATCCAGCTTAAACAGCTACAACAATATATAATCGATTTACGAAGCACCACGCCGCCCGCAGCAGCACCGGCCCCGGAGAAGAAAGTAGATGAGGTATTGTTACTTGACTTAAAAAACATTAATCAACTTTTTAAATCGTAACAAAAGTGAAAAAGAAATTTATAACAATGAGGCCTGGGCTTGCTAAAATTATTAGCCGCAGGTTTCCGCAGGTTCCTTTCGCAAACGTAGCATATAAAACAGATGCTGAGATTGCAGAGGAAACTAAAAAAGAGTTCGAAACGTTCAAGGCGAGCGTTATCGACATTAAGACAAAAGCCGACAAGGTGGATGCAGTTGAGAAAGACCTCAAAGCGGCAAATGATGCTATTGAGAAAATGAAAAAAGATGCTGACCTTAACCAGAAAGCACTTGATACTTTTCTTGCCGATCAAAAAAAGAATCCCATTGGAGACCAGGCTCAAAAAGACTTCGGGCAGGAACTTTACGCAAACCTTACAAAGCAGAAAGATCAGTTGACCGCTCGTAAAGACGGTGGAAAGAACAACAAGATCGATGACCTGGAATTAAAGGTTGTTGGTAATTTGTCTTCTTCCGGTTCTCTTACAGGTTCATACTTCGTACCTCCCACCATCATACCGGGTGTGTTTTCGAAGCCTTATGAGATGGTGCATGTACGTGATTTCGTACCTGTAGGACAAACGAATTCAAACCTTATCCGTTACATCCAGGATAACGGAAGGACAACCGCAAACGCTATTCCTACAGCCGTGGCAGAAGGTGCGACTAAATCGCAAATGGATCGTTCACTTGGAATCGTTGATTCTCCCGTAAGGAAGATAGCTACCTACTTCAGAGTTCCAGAAGAGATGATCGATGATATTCCTTATATATCAACTTTTCTTTCTCAGGTAGGCGTTCAGGAAGTGATGATCGTTGAAGATGCGGAATTACTTTACGGCGACGGTACAGGGCAGCACCTTAACGGATTGTTCACCCAGGCGACCGCTTTTGCTCGTGCAGCAGGTGTGGGAACTCAGCCAAACACAAACAACTTTGATATTATCGGGGCTGCAAGGCTTCAGATCAGGAACCAATATTTTAGCGGTCCTGTTATCGGGTTTGTTTCTCCGGCAGACTACTACAACATGAGATTCATGACCAAAGACACAACTAAGAACTATATGTTACTTGGTGGTGGTAATGGTATTGACATCGGTGGCGGTGGAGGTGCTTCTGGTTCATCTTTTTATGTGGATGGAACAAGGGTTGTTGAGAATACGAACATCACAGCAGGCGACTTCCTTGTGTTCGATCCTTCCCGCGTTGGGATCTTCGACCGTATGGGAACGACTGTAAGGTTCTACGACCAGGATCAGGACAACGCAATTAAAAACTTGATTACAATAGTCATCGAAAAGCGTTTGGCTCTGAATGTGTACTACACGAAAGCTGTAGTTAAAGGCACATTCGCCTCCGCTCTCGCTCTTATGGCAGCGTAATGATTGGTGGTAAATAGGTAAAGGGGTGGGACGAACACCCCTCTTTTTAAAGACTTCACAGCTTGCTTCTTTTTTCTCCCATGTACGAGATCAACAGGTACGACTTCTTCGACTACCCGCGAAAGGGTAAATTCTACATCAACTATTTGACTGTCTTCGAGGGCAATGCTTATACATCGATTCACGATTATACGCACATGACCCGCGATCAGGCTAAAGAGCATTTTAAGAACGCTCACTTCAAAGAGGTTGACCACCTGAGAAAGTTGAAAGCAGAAAGGGAAGAAAAAAAGAATGAAGGTAAAATCTTATCCACCCATGATTGACCTAAAACAAGAACACTCAAAGCAGGACATCAGTTTAAAAATTGATCCTAAAGAAAAAATAAATACGATGAAAGTAAAAGCATTAAAAACTCAATTCGGTGACGCAGGTTTTGTAAATGAGGGCGATGTATTCGAAACCTCAGAGCATCACGCTAAAGCCCTGATCAAAGCAGGCCACGCAGAAGAAGCTAAAGATTCAGCCAAAGCGATTGACTTTAAGCATATCGACAGCCTGCATCAAGTAACTGAGAAGGTGCAGAAAGAAGATGTGAAAGAAAAGGTATCTAAATCTGATAACCCCGGAGCGGATAAAACTAAAAAATAATGTACACAGCAATAAAAGAGTTTTCCTCGACCCGTGGCTTGTATAAGCCGGGAGACGATATCAAAGTTAAAAACCAGGCAATACTTGATCGCTGGGTCAGCATGGGATTTATTGAGAAAGTAAATGAAGATGTTGAAGATCATTGGGTAGATAGAATATTTATTGATATAAAAGACCCTGAATTGAAAGTACAAGAAATCAGCGATTCAAAACCACGTATAAGTGAAATATAACGGTGTAATAAATATCAGCTATGGCGCGGATATAGTTAATCCTGAACCTGTATTACTCAGCGATGCAAAGACATTTCTAAGAGTGAGCAACACGGTTGAGGACGCTTTGATTACCCAGCTTATCACGTCCGCAAGACTGCAGGCTGAAAAGTACACAGGGATATATTTAAAGCCTCGCAATATCATCGCAATGGTTAACTGCGGGATAGGTCTGGCAGAGATACCAGGCCCGGTTTATTCGCCTATAACGTGGTTGAATCCACCTGCAGGAAATACGCCACCTGTTACCTTATATAATAGTTCTTTGACTTTCGTAATCTCAACATCAGCCACCCTTGCCGGGATAACAGGTGTAGTTCCTATAATCGGAGCCATGAACTTTCAGTTTAGCCTAATCACACCGAGAACAGGAACGAATTACACAATGACCCTGAATTATAATGGGGTATTAGTAATGACCGTTACTTTCCCGAGCGATTATTTACTCCAAGAGTTTCAATATACAGACGCATCAGGACAGGTTTATAAAGCAAACTTTACAAACGGCACTATCGATCTTTTGTATAATGAATTCTCAGTACAAGGACTGAACATTACAGGCGGGATATTTAAGAGTCTCGTTGATCCTTCAGATTCAACTATAAGACTCAGTTACCAGGTCGGGTACACCGCGTGTCCTGAAGATATAAAGTCAGCCATATTAAACCAGGTTGCATTTATGTATCAAAACCGTGGCGATGATCTTAAAGTGGGTTCTATTTCTTCTATGTTTCTGTCCACCCTTTCAATGTATAAGCGGCAATGGATATAGGCAGAAGAAAATATTTGATTTACGTGCAAACCGAATGGGCAGCGGATAACGGCGACGGTACATTTAGTTCGATTGTAACTGAAGGAGGGCCACTATTAGAAACAGAAAGCGGGCAACCTGTATTAACTGAAGATGGAACAAATTATTTAGTAGCTGAGAATTATGTGAGCACACCGATTTTTGCAAATAAAAAACCGCTTTCACAATCAAGGCTACTCGAAAACGGGGTAACAGGATTGGAAGGATCTGTAAAGTTTAATATTTTAAAAAACGACTTCCCGCTACTTTCTAAGATTCACCGGATAAGAGACGGAGCGGATATATACACGATTCATTCAGTGATTGAGCTTCAGAATCAAAAAGAAATAGAAATAATCGGCATACTAAGAAAATGAGCGCATTTACACTTCAATTATCTGGATTAACAGAACTGCAAGACAGGCTTAAAAACCTGTCTTCAAATCTTCAGACGCAAGTTGTAAGAGAGATCAAAGCAAGTACTGCAACGATCTCAAATGAAGCAGCACAGATGGCCCCGGTTGACCTCGGGAGGTTAAAAGGTGAATACTACTGGGATAGTATCGGTCTTGAAGGTGCAGAGGTCGGGAATCAACTTGAATACGCTCCTTTTGTTGAGTTTGGAACGGGTACAGAGGTTGATGTACCGCCAGGACTCGAAGAGTACGCCATGCAGTTTAAAGGCGAAGGTAAAAGACAAGTGAATTTACCTGCAAGGCCGTCGCTCTTCCCTGCTTTTGAAGCCGAGAAACCGAATTTACTAAAAAGAATACTCGAGATAATAAAATGAAAGACTGGAACCCTGTAATAAGGAGCGCATATATTAAGATTCTTAAAGCGAATCAACCGGCTTATTTCGAGATGGCCCCCGATCCTGTGCAGGTTGGTAAGAAGTTCTTTTTAGTTCACTCAATATCAGGTGTTGACGACTCAGACAAAAATTCATTCGATGGCCGGGTGTCGGTAACGGTTGACTGTGTGGTGAACGCGAATGATGGAACACTTAATATTAAAGACTGTGAAGCGATGGCAGGTTACTTAAAAGACAACATCAACTCAAGTGCCTGTCCTGATATGTCACCGGATTTTAAATGTTTGACCACGAAGATCACATTTGACCAAAGTTTTAATAACCTAACGGGCACCAATAAAGTATATAGAAGATTAATAAGATACGAGCATATAATAACACAAATCACTTAAACATGGAAAGCGAAGGGATAATCGTGGCGATAAAATCAATAAATAATTGGTTTAAGGGCATGGCCTATAGTGATACAGACTGGCTTAAGGCTATGATCAAACATCACGAGATGGCATTAACCATGAGCAAAGAGGCGATTGATAAATCTAAAGACAATTATGTTGTTACGCTCGCTAAAAGTATTATCGAAAGCCAAAGCAAGCAGATCGATGAAATGAAGAAGCATATTTAAATTTTTTAACAATTAAATCAATATAAAATGGCACACGAAGGTCAAAAAGTAGCCGGTGAATACTGGGTATTACAACTAAGCCAGGATTCTGTTACATGGCTTCAGCTTATATGCGAAAAAGGGTCGGACTTTAAAATGGACAGGGGCGAAATCGATGCTTCAAGTAAATGCGGCACCGATAAGAGTCCGGGGATACCAACGCAGTCACTAAGTACAGATTTTTACCTCATCCAGGGGTCAAATATCTTAAGTACAGAAGCATCTTACAAGCAGATGTTCGACTGGCACGTAGCAAAAAAAGACTTGTACTTTAAATTTCAGCCGGTGCCTTCTCTTGTAGGTATTGCGACAGTTGGAAGTATTGTAGGCGGTACGGCGTACACAAACGGCGTTTACACGGGCGTTCAGTTAGTTAACGGCACAAATAACACGGCTGTAGCTACCGTAACAGTTGCCGGCGGATCGGTAACAGGTATCGTTATTACTTATCACGGTGCAGGCTACCAGGTCGGGCAGGCTCTTACAATGGTTAACGGGCAGTTAGGAGGAACCGGAACAGGAGCTTCTGCATCGGTAGCAACTACCGGCAATTATGTTCAATTGGGCGATCTTCTCTTATCAGGTAAGGGATGGGTTAAAAATCTGAACCTAACGGCTAAAAATCAGGACAGAATCCAGATAACATCTGAGATCATTGTTTACCCTGATGATACAGTACTTGCTATTGGCTAAAACTTGAATTATGAACGGATATACACTCTTGAATTTAGACAAGCCACGCGGCTTTAAGTGGGGCAAATACGCCTCTGAATTATATATCAGAACGCTGAATAAAAAGGACTCGGATCAGGTCGGTCAAGCCATGGAGGCTGAAAGTGCATCCGCTATAATTTACGCCGGCCTGATGGGTAACTGCTTCGTAAAACAGCAAGAACCGGACTTCACTTTTGAACAGGTTGTTGATTGGTGCGATGTGGTACACGGGGATGAACTTTTAAAAGTGAGGGAAGCGATTAACTCAAGTCAGTACTTTTTGAAGGTGCGGGAAATTTCAAAAAAAAACGAAGAGTTACTACAAAAAGATGGTGGCAAGCAAGGGAAAAAGAAAGGTCATTCGCCTTTGGTGAACTGAACTTAAAACCTTTTGAATATTACTCTTTGACTGATATTGATTTTTCGGGTTTGGTTGAGGGTTACAGGAAAAGACAGGCACTTCATCAGTCAGATATAAGAACAATATCCTGGATGATAAGGAATACCACTTTAACCGAGGCATCAAAGGAAACAATAACCGAGTGGTGGCCTATCCCGCTGATTGACCCGAAACAAAAGGAATCTCTTGCAAAAAAGACTTTTACCCCGGACGAGATAAAAAAGATTTTCGGAAACTATTACCCTTCTTAAAGTGGATACAGCAGGACTAAAAATACAGATTACCGCGGACGTGAACGATGCGACCTCGCAGCTTTCCGGTATGCAGGATAATCTTTCGAAACTTGAAGGGGCGTTAAAGAACGCGGTAAACCCTGAACTGATAAATATTTATACGGGGAAGGTCAAGGAACTACGTGCGAATATGGCCGAACTCGGGCAGACGGTCACTTCCGGTGCGGCTCCCGCTCTCGAAAAGATGAACCAGGGTCTTGTTCATGTAGGTTCGGCAACCCAGCAGACAAGGTACGCTATGCAGGATCTCTCTCACCTCTTTCGCGACCTTCCCTACGCGATCTCTAACCCGGCTATTCTTGTGGGTCCATTTGATAGGATGAGTCAGGCTTTAATCCAGTTAAAGCAGGAAACAGGCTCAACAAAGGGCGCTTTTGGTGCTTTGGCTGCATCATTTACCGGCGGTGGTGGGTTACTGATAGGCATAAGCGCAGCCGTTACTTTGTTTTCGCTATTTGGCTCTAAGATCGTTGATATAATTAAGGGCACACATGAACTTTCCCAGAATCAAAAGAACTTAAATGATGTTGTTGCCGACGCTAATAAGTCTGCAGGCGAGCAAATAGAAACCTTAAAAATACTCTATACAGCCGCCACGAATGTGAATCTTTCGATGGCTGCAAGGCTTGATGCGGTTCATAAATTAAAAACAGAATTTCCTGAATACTTTGGTCAGATTTCTAACGAAACTATCTTAAACGGCAAGGCCAAACAAAGCTATGATGATTTAACGGCTTCTATTATAAAATCATCACGCGCAAAAGCTGCAAAAGATAAGCTGGATGACATCGAAAGGCAGATGTTGGACGTTGATTTCCAGAAAGAGAAAATACGCAACGCCACCGCGGCAGAGGCGGCAAGGGTTAAGGGCCCTCAATCTGCTTCATCGACAAGATCAGGATTCGTTTACGGTGGTTCGGGAGTTACCGAGGCTTCCACGGTTGCAGGTCAGTTATCTATAATCGAGGCAAGAAAAAACGCGGCTCTTGGCATTCAGGATAAGATCACTAAAAACCTTCAGGACCAGGCTGATTTCCTTACCAAGTTTGTAGGGGTTGAAAATCTCGCTAAAGGCATTGAGGTAAAAGAGCCGAAAACTGGTAAATTAAATAATTCTGACCTCAACGCTGCCCTATCCCTACAACAATCCTTACTCGAAGAAAATGCCAAAATAGGTAAGTCAGCAAGGGAGGCCGATTTGCTTGATGCAAGGCAAAAGTTTGATGAGAATGTAAGAATATTAAAAGCCGGACACTTAAGCGATGAACAAGAGGTTATAAACTTTCGTGAAAAGGTAAGGCAGATAAATGAGAAGTACGATGAGATTGAAAGGGAAGAACACAACAAGTTCGTAAATGAACAGTATATACCGGATATAAAAACAAGACCATTAACCGGCGGGGCACTTGCTAACAAAAGCGCGGACGCTATAAAATTAAAGCGTGATTCCGATCGTATAGCTGAACAGCAACAGAAAATCAGGGAGCAACTACAAGAAACCGCGGATATGGTTAACGGTACCCTTTCGCCGGCTTTTGATGCGTTTTTTAATGCAATTACAACAGGAAGTGGGGATGCTTTCGGAGCCTTTATTTCAGCGTTGGGGCAGACAATTATTGAATTAGAGAAACTGCTAATTAAAGAGTTTTTGTTTTATGTAATTAAACAAGCTATTTCAGGAGGCACAGGAGCATCAATTGGTGACTTTTTTAGTTCAGGTGCGTTCACCGCTATTCCACACGCAGAAGGAGGAATTTTTACCGGCCCTACCCTTTTAGGCAATCACTTATTTGGTGAAGCAGGCCCAGAGGCTATCGTTCCGCTCAACCGGATGAATGAATTTAACGGAGGCAGCAGAGGCCAACAGGTTTTTATTCCTAACTTAAAAGTACAAGGGTCGGACTTACTTATAGCTTTCGACCGCGCAACCGCAAGGAGGGGTAGAAACGGATGACCTACGGCCCAATATATCAGTCAACATTCGATTCAACGGCAAACGTCGCTTACTCGGTAATGATCTCAAAGAAAAATTACACGGGAAGTGTTACTAATATCAAGGCATCAGGCTCTCCCGTGGTTCACGCATGGGATACAGACGACCCGAAGCCGGGAATAAAAGGAAGTTCGCTAAGACTTTCATTTATTAATAACGGGGCTTTACCTATTACTAACTTTTACTCGGTCGAAGATGACGCTTTTAAGGTTCAGTTATTCTGGGGTACACAGTTACTTTTCGAAGGATTTATTGTGCAGGATGATTGTATAGAAGATATGATCGATTACACCCATGAGATAACACTTTCAGCAACCGATAATTTAGGGCTACTTAAAGACGTAACGATAGATAAAACACCGGCGACTTATTACATAGTAAATAATTATGTCTACACAATAGCGACAGTTGCCCCGGATGCTATGATTGTAGATAATTATTTCGGCTCCCAGTTACTTCTGGGCGACCGTATTAAGATTCAAGGCACAACGGTAGACGGTACTTACACAGTCAGGCAGCTTGACTACGACCCGGTAAATAATAATTGGTCTGTACACGTTATTGAAGTGATCGGCACAACAGCCGGCCCCGTACCTGCTAACATAACTATTCTAAGGCAGTCATTAACGAACAAGATCACTTTACTTTCGATTATAAAAAGTTGTGTTCTTGCTACAGGGCTTGAACTACCTGTAAATATTTACGCGAATATTCAGGAGACCACCCAAGATGTAACTAAAACTTTCCTTGACCAAACGTTTATCAACCCGGACACTTTTTTAAAGACCGATGTTGAGTACCAGGATTGTTACACGGTTCTAAAGAATATCATGGAACGCTTTGAACTTACTTTATTCCAGTCTTATGGAGTTTGGAACATAGTGAGATGGAACGACCTGAGATACTACGCTAATTCTGTTCCCGGTTTTTCTTATGACAAAACCTTTACGGCTACAGGCTCGGTGGTTCTGAATACAGTTATAACCGGAGGAATAGGACAAGACGTAAGAGGTGAAGCAGTTTTACAAAACAGGGTTTTCAGACCGTTTAAAAAGGCAAAGGAAACTTTTAATTATAAGTTCCCTGTTAATCTTTTAACTAACTATAATTTAAAAGATTTAGGGCCGCTTATATCTGAGTACACTATCGGAACGGGCGTAAATGCAGTTACCAGAAAAGAGTATGCTTTTAAATATTGGAAGTGGGATAATAGTTATCCAACATCGGGAACGGCAGCAACCTTTTTTATCAGGATTGTATATGACTACTCAGGGGTAGAAATCGACCGCTACGCAGTGGTAAAAAATAACGGCATACATGACCTCGCACAAATAGAGGTTAATCAGGGAGACAGTTTTACATGGGATTTTACAGTAAGCTCAGACGTTAGTCTGCCTCTTAATGGTCCACCAGCCGGGCAAGATGCTAACCTTGTATTTATTGTTAAACTTACAGACGGGATAACAACTAAATACCTTCGTAATCCAACAGATATAAACCCCGGATGGCAGAACGGTACAGGATGGACGCACACTATACATGGACCTGATAATTTAGATCGACTACATACAGTAAATATTGACGCTAACAAAGCAAAATTTCCATTTGATGGAATCCTTACTGTATATCTTACTACAATAACTCCAAATCCATCAGACGAAACCAGATATAAAGATTTAAGGCTTAGCTACCTGCCCTACATTAACAAGAGCGTAAAGGTAATTGGTCATACGCACGAGAATACACAGACCCCTACCATAAAGCAAAGCGAAGATATAACGATAGCGATGGACGTAAGTCCTAAAAACTCCATCGCGGGTACGTTATTCCTCGAATCCATGACCGGGGTACTAAGAACCAGGGCCAGTAAATTCAAAAGGAAATTAATAAACGAATCTTTAAACTTAGGCGAGATAACAACATTTGAAACCTTGTTTTGGCGAAGACTACCCCGGACAATAATAGAAGGAACATTTAGGGGTATAGTTTCGTCCACTCACCTTTCCATGCTTTCGGTTTTAAAGTACACGGGCAAGCCGGGGTTAAATTTCGTGATCGGGAAAATGGAAATCAATTATAGAAATGACCAGGTTAACTGCACCCTTTGGGAAGATCACACAGACACAGAAGTAGACACAGACCTTACTCATACTTATTCATTTAACTATTTATACGATACAAAATGAAAGTATACGGTGACAATGCGGTTTTATTTTTTTACGATGGTGGCGTGTGGAAATTATACGCCTGTGATAAGACTGTGGAGCTGGACGTGCAAACCGAAACGATTGAGACAAGTGTAACAGGATCCGGAAAGTGGGCATCATTTGAACCCACGAAGCATTCCTACACCGGGTCGATGGATGGCGTTGTGAGCTTAAACGAAATCGGTAAATTATCGCTCCCGGATCTTCGGCAAAGACAGTACGCAGGCACGAAGATGCTATTAAGATTTCAGTACACCGCTACAGACGGAACAGTTTACACCGAGGAAGGAAACTTTTTTATAACCGGGTCAACCTCAACCGGAACTTTTAACGCGGTGTCTGTATTCAGTATCAAATTACAGGGTACAGGGCCGCTAACACAAGTATTCACACCCGTAACAACAATAAATCCAGGCAAAGTGAAAAGATACCCACAAGTAGGAAGCACGGCCCCGGCATCAGGCGGGGAAACTGTGATAACAATACCTTCTCTAATCGCAAAGGATATTCTTGCAGTGGTCAAAGACGGCGTAGGAAATAATGATATTATTTTATCGGGCACACCTGTAAATAAGGAGGTGAAATATACTTCTGCAAGCGGGGCTTTTGAATGGGCGGTGCCTTATGAAACGGGAGAAAATTATTATATACTTTATCAAGATATGTAACATGAGATTATTAATTGGATTACTATTATTAAGTTTTTCGGCCACGGCTCAGATAACCTATAACAAGCCTTTCGGTGGTTACAGTTATAAATACCTCAAAGCGGATTCTGCAATGTCGCTGCCTTTCAGGGATACGGCTTTTGGACGTTCTGTAACAAGGCCGGGAGAGATTGTTTGTAACGCTTCAGATAGTTTTCTTTACTACTTCAACGGGATAAAATGGAAGCCTGTTATTATTGATTCAGGTGGTGTAATTACGCTCCTTAATAGAAAAGTGGATTCGGTAACATCGTCCGGGGCAAATTTATTTTACTGGGTAAACGGCGTTTCACATGGATTTTCTAACTCTACAGTTTCAGACGCGCAAAACGGGCTAACAGATTCGGTTAATAGGATAACCCTCGGAGGCGCACTTTATAAGGATACATACACAAGCGGAGGCGGTAATCTAAGCAGCGAGAATGGATTTAATTTGAGTTATGGCGGTGTAATAGATCCAACAATACCACTATTTGGGCAGTCTTATTTAGGATTACCTACACCGATTAAAAACTATTCTTTAGTTGCTAACCACAACATAAATATGAGTGCCTGGGATTCTATTTATATCGGATACCCCGGCACAAGTACTTCATCAGCTACACAGATAACCGGCGGGCTTGGTTTTATAAATATGGATGGTACAAGTTCTTACTTCTATCATGCAATCGGATCTTTAAACGGCCTTTACGTTGGAGCACATAGAACGGTAGTACAGGCTAATGACAGTTTACTATTTAAAACAAGAAACGCAGGCAACATTATATTTAGTAGCGGCAATATAGGTGTGGCAGGTCCGGGTATTATATCGGTTCCAAGTTCAGCGGGAACACCTGCAGGTAATATATTAACTGTAACGGGTGCTACAGGTGGGGCATCTTCCGGGAGTGGCGCGGTGGCATCCGGTGGGAAAGGTGGAGGACTTACATTAAATGCCGGATCAGGTGGTGCAACAACAGGCGCACCGACTTCGGGTGTAGGTGGTGCGGGTGGAGACGTTCAAATAACAGGCGGCCAGGGTGGCTTTGGTTCGACCATCGCAGGCACGGGAGGGTTCGCAGTATTACAGGGAGGAACGGGCGGGACGGTAGGCGGTGGCGGTGCTACTTCACCGGCAGGATATGCAGCAATCAAGGGAGGTAACGCAGGGGTAACCGGGAACGGAGACGGGGCAAATGTTTATATCGTAGCGGGTGCAAAAAACGGATCAGGGGTTGACGGAAATATTTTACTCGGGGTTTCCCCGGCAAATGTTATTAGGGGAAATGTAGGCATAAAAACGATTTCGCCTGATTCTACACTTCATGTAGTAGGCGGTTTAAAATTTGTAACAGGCAGTCAGGGATCGGGGAAAGTTCTAACAAGTGACGCTAACGGTGGTGCAGACTGGAAAACAACAGTTACACCTACGGTAAGCGCACTATTTACTAATTCAGCAACTAAAACAGTAACCAATACAGTAACAGAAACTACTATTATAGGAAGTGGTTCTGGGTCACTTGTATTACCTGCTAATTATTTAACGTCAGGAAGGCAGCTAAGAATACTTATAGGCGGGATTTATTCTACTCCGGCAATAACTCCAGGAACACTTACGATAAAAATAAAATTAGGCTCTACAGTAATAGCAAGTGGTACAGCATCAGGATTATTAACGAGTGCCACAAATGCAGCCTTTTCAGGGAGTGCAAAAATAGTTTGTCTTACAACAGGGGCAGCAGGTTCATTAGTTATTGACGGTAGCGTAAATTATTCAGTAGGTAATAACTTAGCAAGGTTTGTGCTGGACTTGAATAATACGGGTAATTCCGTAACACTTGATACAACAGCTTCACAAACGTTAGATGTTACTGTTACATGGGATACGGCCAATGCTTCAAAATCAGTTACGGGTACACAGGTATCAGTAGAGGTAGTAAATTAAAATACATTAAACAACAGAAATGAAAAAACTATTATCACTATTACTTCTTATTCCTTTTATCGGGGTGGCTCAGATAAGTATCTCGAACCTTCCCACGTACATCCCTCCTACCCCTTCGAGCCTTTCCGGTTCATGGGTTCCTATTGTTCAGGGAGGAAGTACCCGAAAAGTGGATGCTAAATATTTTGAGGGTGTTGATACGATTTATATTAACTCTACAAAAGACACAATCACGACCGTAAAAAATTCAGTCGTTACAAAGTTTGCAGTTGGTGGAGTTACGGGCGTTTCTCTTCAGGCTCCATCAGTCTTATTTAATACTCCCGTTACATATCCTTTGATTTCAGGGGTTGCGACAGGGAATCTAACCCTCGTAACTCAACCGGCTTATAGATTATTCGGAACTAATGGAGCAATACAGACACCGTTCTGGATGTCTTCAATAGATTCTAATTTAGTTTCAGGTCTTCACTCAGAAAATTATTATAATACAAAATACGGTACAGGTGCCACTACTTTACAAGGTGTAACAAATACGGGCAACACAACTACGAATAGTATAGGTGTAGGTTCATCCGCAACACCTCTCGACCTGCTTCATATTCAATCTGCTTCACTTCCAGGTATCTCACTTTTTCAGACAGGAGGCAGCAATCGCTATGCGTTGCATACGGACGGTACGTATGCATGGATGGGAGATCAATCGAACTCGGTTAAGAATTTGCAACTTAATCCTGGGGGAGGGGTAACAATAAACTCTTACGGAAATGTTCCTGCTTTCGTTGTTCCTAATCTTACACCGGCTAATTCACTTGTACTTCAAAACACAACAGGTTACGCAGGGTTAGGGGTGTTACCGAATGACAACCTTCATGTAAAAGGTACGGGTTTAATCACAACAGGCTTAAGCGTATATAACGATAGGTTGATAACAAAAGTTTACCTGACTGGAGACAGCCAGTTCAATAATGGTGGTCAATTTACTGGCTATGTTCAGACTTATTTAAACGGGTTACTTGGGCCTACATTTTATGTAAAAAACTTTGGAATTGCCGGACAGACAACAACGCAGATACTCGCGAGGTTAGACAACGATATTCTACAGATGGTAGACGCTGAACATATAGTAATTGAAGGCGGGGTGAATGATGTTATACAGGATGTTTCAGCAGCTACGATTGAGTCGAATTTACAAGCAATGTATTCAAAGGCTCATGCAAAAGGCTTAGTGGTTTATGCCCTAAACATTATGCCCTTCAAAACAAATGTAAATTGGACTTCTGGAAGACAGGCAGTAGCTGATGCGGTTAATA